GAACGGGCGCACGTCCCCAAATGAGACACGCCACCACCACCAAGGTTAAAAAGACGAGCTCGATCCGCGATCGCATCAAGGATTTCCGTCGCGTGAAGGCGTCCGACCTGCTGCCGGATCCGCACAACTGGCGAACGCACCCGCCGGCGCAGCGGGCCGCCCTGGCTGGCGTCCTCGACGAGATCGGGATCGCCGACGCGGTCCTGGCTCGCGAGACGGCGGACGGTTTGCAACTGATCGACGGGCACCTGCGCGCCGAGCTCGACCCGTCGGTCGAGTGGCCCGTCCTGGTCCTCGACGTCACCGAGGCCGAGGCGAAGAAGATCCTGGCGACGCACGACCCGCTAACCGCGATGGCCGAGCCCGACGAGTCGCTGCTGGCCGACCTGCTCGCCGAGATCGAAACGGAAAGCGACGCGCTGCAAAAAATGTTAGACGACCTGCCGGCCGCAGCAGTCGAGATCGAAATCGTCGAGGACGAAGTGCCGGAACCGCCAGCGGAACCAGTGACCAGAACAGGCGACCTTATCAAGTTGGGTCGGCACTCGTTGCTGTGCGGCGACGCGACAAACGCCGATGACGTGGCGCGGCTTATGGATGGGGCCGAAATTGGCGCAGTCGTTACCGATCCACCCTATGGCATAAACGCTCCGCAGATGACACTCGGAACAGGAAAAAAGACGTTTATTAGAGAAGACTGGGATTCAAGAAGGCTAGACGTTACCCGCTTGCTGAGCATTGCACCAGTCTCGATTATATGGGGCGGCAACTATTTTGCCGATTCACTTCCCACCTCAAACGATTGGCTTTGCTGGCATAAAAAAAATGACGGTCTGTCTTTTAGCGAGTTTGAGTTAGCTTGGACTAACATCGGGCGCAACGCTCGCCATTTGTCGCACCACTGGTCTGGAGAAAATAAACTACACCCAACAATGAAGCCCGTATCCGTCATGAGTTGGTGCGTCGGTTTCACATCTGGCAAAATACTCGACCTGTTCCTCGGCAGCGGAACCACACTAATAGCCGCCGAACAACTCGACCGAACTTGTTACGGAATGGAAATTAGCCCGGCATATTGCGACGTTGTCGTTGAACGTTGGGAAAAACTAACAGGCGAAAAGGCGAAACGACCGAAACGAAAAAAAATGAGAGCCGCGAACGTATGAGCCAGACAGGGGGAGCCGTATCGCTGACCTAACCGAAATCAAACAACGCCGCCGCGATCTCGATCGCCGCGTGAAAGAGGCCGAGCAACTGGCCGCCGACGCGGCCGCACGTCGCCCGATCGACGACGGGTCGCCCGCGGTCGAGCTCGCCTTCGACGTTCACGACCTGGCCGACGTGATCCGCTTCTCGCTCGAGGCGCACGGGATGCTCGCGCACCTTTGCCAGGCCGAGCTCGCCAGGATCCGGCCCGGGTCCGAGGTCCCGCTCGAGCTGGCTCGCCGCCTGAAGATCGCGACCGACTGCCTGCTCGCCTACTCGCGAGGCCGCGGCGAGGCGCCGGTCGCCGACGAAGAAACCGAAGCCACGCCGGCCGATCCGCTGGCCGCGATCAAACTACACGCTGCCGCGCCCTGATGAATGACCGCACTAACCGCCCCCGAAATCCGCGGCCGTCTCGAGATCAGCCAGCGCCAGCTCGTGCGCTGGATGAAGGCCGGGCTGCCGTACAAGGGCCCGCAACGCCGGGCGACGTTCGACGGCCAGGCGGTCGCGGCCTGGCTCGTCGACCAAGGTCACGCGACCCGCACCGCGTCGCCGGCCCCGCCGCCACCGACTGCCGGCCCGGTCGTGCGGACTGCTGCCGAGGCGGCCGTCGCCCTGGGAGTACACCGCCGCACGCTCGCCGAGTGGTGCAAAGATCCGACCTTCCCGGGTCGCAGCTCGAGCCCCGGCCGACGCGACGGAAACTTTCCGCTAGAGATGATCAACGCCTGGCGGGCCGGCCAGGCGACCGGCAGCGCCGAGCCTGGGATCGACTCGCCTCGGACGCGGCTCGTCAGCCTACGCGCCGACCAGGTCGAGCTCGCCCTGGCCCGCGAGCGCGGGCAGATGGCCCCGCTCGACGGCGTGCTGCGACTTTTCGAGCGGCACGTCAGCGGGGCGCAGCGGATCCTCGAGGACCTGCCCGACCGGCTCGGCAAGATACTACCGAACAAGCGACCGACCGCCGCGGCCTGGCGGCAACTGCGCGAGACGTTCCGCGGCGAGGCCGAGCAGACCGTCCGCGACGCGTTCTTCGTTCTGTCCGAGTTGCTCGAGGCCGAGCAGGAGGACGACTGACATGATCACCAACACCGCGACACCGTCGCCGCTGGCGCACCTGGCGGCCGCCGGCTCGTCCGCCTGGCGACCCCGGCCGAAGATCCCGCTCGTCGAGTGGTGCGAAAAAAACGTCCGACTGCCTGCCGACACCGAGGCGAGCCCGGGCGCGTTCGACTTGGTACGACGCCCCTACTGGCGCGAGGTCCTCGAGGCGATCGACGACCCGGCGACCGAGTCGATCGCGATCATGAAATCGACCCAGGTCGGCGGAACGCTGGTCTGGATGGCTGCGATTCTCGGCTGGTCCGAACTGGCCCCGGCCCCGGCGATGATCGTCACGCCCGACCGCGACAGCGCGGTCGAGTGCCGGGATCGGCTTTACGGGATCGGGCTCGAGACGGCCCCGATCCGGCCGCGCGTGCCGCCCGTTCGAGACTGGAACAATCGGCACCTGGACCTGGCGAGCTGCCGCGTCTACCTGGCCTACTCGGGCAGCAAACAGCGCACCAGGTCGCGACCTTGCAAGCGCGTAATTTTTACCGAGTGCGACGTGTACGCCGGCGACCGCCGGGCGGGCGATACGATCCGCGCCGGCCGTGAACGGGTCAAGGCGTTCTATTCGCCGCTGGTCCTGTTCGAGTCGAGCCCAGTAAGCGAGGAAAGCCCGATCGAGAAACTATACACGGCCAGCGATCGGCGTCGCCTGTTTTGCTGCTGCCCGGTTTGCGGGGCCTGGCAAGAGTTGCGTTTCTTCGTTTTGAAAGCGGGCGAGCGAGCGGGCCGCGGCGGGATCGGCGGCCTGCGAGATACCGACGGGCAACTCGTCGACGCTGAGACGGCCCGCTCGACTGCACACTACATCTGCGAGGGGAAGGGCTGCCGGATCGAGCCGCACCAAAAAGACGAGCTCGTCGCGACGGGTCGCTGGGTGCCGCACGGTCAGCGGATCGACCAGGCGGGCAACCTGACCGGGACGCCGACCCGCGGCCCGAGAAACGTCGGTTTTCATATTTGGTCGATTCACTCGCCGACGATCACGATCGGCGAGCTGGCGGCCGCCTACGTCGAACACGTCACCGCCGGCCAGCTCGCGGAGTTCTTCCAGAACTGGCTCGGCCTGCTCTACTCAACGCGCAAAAAATTGCCGAGCTGGCGCCAGATCGGCCACCGCCTGGCCGGTACGCACTGCCGCGGGACGATCCCGCCCGGGGCCTGGTTTGTGACGGTCGGCGCGGACATACAAGAGGACCGCGTGAAGTGGGTCGCCCGTGCCTGGGGCGACGGCAAGACGAGCTGGCTGGTCGACTGGGGAACCCTGCACAAGCTCGAGAGCGAGCCGGCCGAGCAAACCTTCGGGTCTGACATCGGCCAACTTGACGACCTACTTCGCCGGACCTGGCCGATCGACGAGGGCGGCACGAACCCGCGCGGGAAGCGCGAGCTGGCGGTCGCCCTGCTGGGACTCGACTCCGGCTACCGAACGAGCGAGGCGCACGAGTTCGCCCGCACCCGCTCGCGAGTGCGTAACGTGCGCGGCGATGATCGCGTGAAACCGGCGGACCGTTACCGGCTGAGCGAGGTCGATCGCAACCGGCGAACCGGCAAACGATACCGGGGCGGCGGTTTGCAACTCTGGCGGATCTACGTTAACCGATATAAGCAGGACCTGGTGACGCGGTTTGAGCGGCCGCTCGCGGCCCGCGGTGCCTGGCTCGTGACCAGCGACGCGGCGATCGTCGGTCGCCAGTACTTGCGCGAGCTCGTGAACGAGCCGCCCGTCAGCCAGGTCGACGCCCGCGGTCGCCGCCGGGTCGTCTTCCGCCCGCGGACCAGCTCGATCGGCGTCGACTTCTGGGACTGCGAAATCTACAACCTGGCCCTGGCTGACATGCACGTCGGCGGCCAGGGCTGGGACGCGCGCACCTGGCGACGGTCGCCGGCCAAAGGCGGCAACGGTCGACGCCGAATCCAACTGCCCGACGTCGCGGCCCGAGACTTCCCTGGAGCGAGCCCCCGATGAGATACGAATATAAGATCGAAGTCCTGCGCGTGATTGACGGCGACACCGTCGAGGCCCGCGTCGATCTCGGCTTTCATGTTTCGGTCGTCGAGAAGTTTCGCCTGGTCGGTATCGACGCACCCGAGCGCCGCGGCCGGCACCTGACACCGAGCCAGCGAGCCGAGGCGGCGGCGTCGACCGAGTACCTGATCGAGCTGATCGCGGCGTCGGCCCCGCTGATCGGACGGACCGCTCGAGACAAGCGCGGCAAGTATGGGCGCTACCTGGTCGAGCTGATCGCGGCCGACGGCGGTCGCAATCTTAACCAGGCAATGATCAGCGCGGGGCACGCGCGCCCGCGTGATAAATAACCAGGAGGACGAAACGATGGCGAAAGAAGAACGGACCAACAAACAAACGCAACCGACGCCGCGACGACGCGGCCGCCAGGGATCCGCCAACGTGCCGATCTGCCACTGCGGCGAGCCAGCTCGAGCGCGTCATAGTGAGCCCTATTTTACTCGCTACTATTGCAAGGCCGGCGCGTGCAATTTTTCGGCGAAGGTCGCGCGGCCCGACCTGCAAGCTCGACTACGCCGAGACGACGCGAGCGGCGGCCCGAACGTGAACGCGCGACCGGACGACTGACGCGCACCAGGTGCACGCCTGGGCCGATCCTGATCCCGTCGCGGGGTAGGTGCCCGGGCACAAATGCGCCCTTTTCTTACTTGTAGCGGGCCCGAGCCGGGCCCTTTGCTGCCGATCCGCCGCCGCCGGCCCGGCCAGGCGAGCCCGTAAAACGCGGCCTTTCCTGGCCCTGGCTCGGTTTCTTTAATTATTTTGCGAAATCTTGCCCGATCCCCTGTTTTGTTTTATTTTCATGATTGACACGAAACCTGCCGATGCTATGATTTACATGAGTGACACGAAACAACCAACGCGACAAACGAAAGGACGAAACGATGACGACCAAAGCACGAACCAAGCAGACCTACAAGCAACGCCAGGACGAGGAACGGATCCGAAGGTTTACCGCGACGGCGATCGAGCTCGCGGACGCTTTGGACGGCGTCGATCTTTACGTCCGCGGCCGCCGGATCGCCGACTCGATCCGCCGAGCTAAAGAGCTCCGAGGAAAGAAACACGACCACCTCGCCGTCGCTTACTGGCCCGGCGGGACCTGCACGATTTTGACGAACGCCGGCCAGGTGCTTCAATTGATCCACGCGGCAGAATTCAAAAAATACAATATCAACATGTGCTATAAAATAACCAGCTCGGCGCCGCGACGGGCGGCGCCCTGCTTGTCGGTTTTTTAATCATCACAAACGGGAGAAAAAAATGAACGCCACGCAAATCAGAAACCAACTCGAGCAGAAAATCAACGAGCAGCAGAAGGTCGTCGACGCCGGATCAATCTCGGTGGACGAGGCGAACGCATTTAACGCAAAAATCATGCTAGCCTTGGAATCGGAAAACGTCGACCAGGTAAAAAGTATCGTCAAACAAATGCCCGAGGACGCCGCCGCGATCTCCTCCGCCGCGGGTTACATCGAGCGACTAAAAATCTCGCTCACTCAAGAAATGATTCACGTCCCCGCCGCTTGTGCGTACGTGATCACCGACGGCGATCTGGTCAGCCCGAGCGGATTCCACGCGGACGACCGGGTCTTCCTGAAGAACGAGGTTTTTATGATGACCGACAAGCGGCCCGGCTCACTGAGTGGCGGCCTTAAAGCCTACAAGGTTTGACGAACCCCCGGGCCGCGGGCCGCCGAGCACGGCGACCCGCCCCCGGCGGTTTTTCATCAACCCGAACGAAAGGACGAAACGATGACGAGCGACGCAGCGAAAGACGCCAGGCGGATCAGACAAGCGATCCGGCGAACAGGGACGCGACCAGCCGGCCGCGTCCGGATCGTCAAAACAGACTACACGACGACGCTCGAGGTCGATCTGCGCGGGATGGTCGGCGTCGACCGGGACGACGTCGACGCCTGGCTCGCGAACCTGCAACCGTCCGGCGCCTACGACCTTGACATTACATAGCCCAAAACGAAAGGACCAAACAATGACAAAAAAAAACAACGGCCCGCCCCGCTCGACTGGGTCGGCCGCGGGACGACGATCGACGGACACTTCCCTCGCCTGGTCTGGCGCACCAGGTGCAACCGCTACCGGGTCGAGCGGTCGAGCTGCCCGGCCCTGCCGGCCCGCCAGGCGTTCGCGGCCTGCGCAGCTCGGACCGTCTCGGACGTGATCCCCTCGCTGGTCGATACAAGCACGACCCGCGGCTCGCGGACTACCTGGTCGGTGATCTCGCGACACCGGACGCGAGCGGCCGCCGTGCGGGCCTGCGAGCTCGACGCCCGCGGCTGCTGATATCTTTCCGGCCGGCTTCCAAACTCTGGAAGCTGGCCCTCGGGTCCGGCCGGCCTGGCCGCGTAGAATCTCCAACATGGCCGCCAGTGACCAAACGATAGCCGACGCCGCGCGCGACTCGCTGCTCTCGATCCTCGAGGGAAAGTCCGCCGAGTGGGCCGAGGCATCAGAGCGGGCTCGGATGCTCGAGATCGACCGCCTGCAAGGCGTCATTGACTATTTCGAGAAACGGGCGAACGCGAGCGGCTCGCCGATCTTCAAGCCGATCAAACCCGTCGACGTATAGGCATGAAACAAAACAACCGCGGCGGATTCATCAAGCGACTGCTCGGCCTGGCTGGCAACGGGCCGGCGATCCCCAACGCGGCCGGCGCGTACAAGGCCGGCGATATCACGCGACTGAATAAAACCTGGCAACCGGCGCACCGCAGCGGCGACGCCGCGATCGCCGAGTCCTGGGACCTGCTGACGAGCCGGCTCCGTGACCTGGGCCGAAACGATCCGCTAGTGAAGAAGGGCAAGAGCACACTGGTTAACCTGGCGATCGGGCCAGGGATACAAACGATGGCCGACTTCGGCGAGGGCGAGGACCTGCTGGCCGACGAGTCGGACGAGTGGTTCGATCGCTGGGCCGAAGAAGAATGTGACGTCGCCGGCCGCCTGACCTGGGGCGCGATGCAGCGCCTGGCGTTCGGCGAGGCCGTGAGCGTAGGAAACGCGCTGCTGCTGCGAGTGCAGGATCGGCGACCAGGTCGCTCGGTGCCGCTTTGCTATCAGCCGATCGAGTGGGAGCAGCTCGACCGCACCCGCGACCGACCGGCCGGGCTCGGCCAGAACCGGATCACCAACGGGATCGAGATCGACGCGAACGACCGCCCCGCGGCTTACTGGATTTATGACGCGCACCCCTACGACACCTCGAGCAGCGGCCAGGCCGGCGGATCGGGCTCGACCCGCGTCGACGCGGCTCGCGTCCTGCACTGGTACTTACCCGACCGCTCGAGTGAGTCCTGCGGAATTTCCTGGTTCTCGGCGATCGTGCAGAGCTCGAAGGATATGGACTGGTACCTCGGGAACGAACTAACCAGCGCAGCGATCGCGGCCCTGCTGACGATCGTGACCAAGCGCGAACGGCCAGGCGACGGGCAACTCGGATTCGAGGACCTGGCCGACGACTCGGACAGCTTCGGCAACGAGCTCGTAAAACTGGGCCACGCGATCACGGCCGAGGTCGGCGTGGACGAGGACGTGACGATCGCCGAGAGCAAACGACCGAACCGCGACGCGGCGCCGTTTATCCAACTAATGCAGCACGTTTTCGCCGGCGGCCTGGGAATTTCCTACCTGCGATTGACGTCCGACTACAAGGCGACCAGCTACACGGCCGCCCGCGGCGCGCACCTGGACGATGCCGCCTTCGTCGCACCGCTACAAGATTTCTTCGGCCGGCGAGTCGTCAAGGCGATCCGCCGCGAGCATAACGCGCAGGCCGCGGCGTTCGGCCTTTACCGCAACCTGAGCGCGACGGAGTTCGCTCGCAACTCGCGACGCTGGCAAACCTTCGATTTTGTGCCGCCAGGCCGCGAGCAACTCGACCCCGAACGCGAACAGGACGCCGCGAACGCCAGAATTCGCGCGGGACTGTCGACCCTGAAGATCGAGGCCCTGCGCCGCGGTCACAACTGGCGGCGGATCCTGCGGCAACGACGCCGCGAGCTCGAGTTCGCTGATCAGCTAGGCGTCGAGATCGACCTCTCGAAGGGCGGCGTCGGCCAGTTCGCTCAGCAAACCAGCAACGACACCAACGAGGAGACGGTCGGCGATGAAGAAACACC